ATAGCAAAGAAGGGTAAAACAAAAGGTCGAATAATATAAAAAAGGAGTGTAAGTGGCGCACCTAATAAGTAATATTCCGTATTTTAAATGTTGGGTTAGAAAAGAGTTTACAAATGGGCATCAAAATTACCACGGGAAGTTTATTCACGGATTGGCAGTGGCTGTTACAACCATGCCAGATCGCTGCCTCAGTTTCCAAATTATCTTCACAGGATGTGAAGCAGATGACGGGAGCCAAGAAAATGTACATGGGGGAGCAATGTGGGCAAGGATGCCCATCACTGGGTTGGTTGGAGACATTGCTTTGGAAGAGTGGCCGGAAAGAATGGAAACGCACCTCGCCCAACCGTGGGATTGCCCATCACACAACCATTCAATCGTATCTCTCAACAGATGCAAACCAAGTCCGTGGTTATGCAAAATCGCAGGAGAGTTTCATCAATCGAGATATCTCTTCACTGTGGACTACACCGAAAGCGAAGTCGCAGATGACCCAGCCCAACACAAACAGAGTCACGTTATGGTGCTGACTGATGGACAATGGAAAGGCAATGTAGTAGCCTTACCTAACAATAGAGTTAGAGTAACAAGCCCTGCATATTGGATTACAGGAGAGGGCGCACCAGATTTTAAACCAAGTCAATGGACACATTGTGCGGAACAAGACGATAGTTACACAGATCCAGAGGTAACATTTAATAATTTATACAAGGAGTAATCGTATGAAAGGCATGGGTATGAAAAAGAAAATGGGTATGGCTGGCGGAGGAATGAAAAAAGGTTATGCTGCTGGTGGAATGAAAAAAGGTTACGCTGCTGGTGGAATGAAAAAAGGTTACGCTGCTGGCGGTAAAACTAGTTTTCCTGATATGAGTGGTGATGGAAAAACTACACAAAAAGATATATTAATGGCTAAAGGAGTTATTCCTAAACCTGCAATGAAAGGTGGAGGCTCTGTTACAGCTAAAATGAAAAAAGGTGGTGGGCCTCTTAAAGCTAAAATGGCTAAGGCAGGTGGTAAGAAAAAAACTACTACAGCCGTTAAGAAAAAATCTACTAGAGTAGCCAAAAATAAACGTGATGGTATAGCTAAAAAAGGGAGAACTAGAGCGTAATGAGTAGCCCTTTACCCCCTTCGGTAAACCCTCAACAAGTATCCCCTGTGCTACCTTCTGTTGCACAACAGGCGTATATGCAACGGATGCAACCTCCTCCTATGCAACCCCCTCCTATGCAACCTTCTCCCATGTTTGGAGGTAACTTTGGTAACCAAGGAGGAGTTGATCTGACGAGTATAACTTCGGGAGTTAGAAGTTTATTACAAAATATAGACCAACAAACAAACCCTTTATTTGGTTTAAGACATGGGTTGGAAAATTATTTAAGAAATTATGGCACAGACATGAGAGGTGGCAATGCTTCTCCCGGCATAATGGGGTTACAAACACAGGGGCCAATAAGCCCATACAATAGTCGTCAAATGCAACCTATGGCTATGGGTGGTAGATTAGGGGGTAGTGGGTTAGGTTTAAGTGGCTTATTACAGGGACAACAGATAGCACAGTCAGGAGGATAAAAATATGATGCCAAGTCGTGGAATGGGGGCTATGCAAAAAGCTAAGGTAGAGAAACTTAAAAGAGGTGGTTCTGTTGGAACTAAAAAGAAGAAATCTGCTAAAAAATCTGGTTCTAAGCCTACAAATCCAAGTTTATATGCTCGTGTAAAAGCTGAAGCTAAACGTAAATTTGATGTGTACCCTAGTGCTTACGCAAATGCTTGGTTGGTAAAGACTTATAAGAAAAGAGGCGGAGGCTATGCGTAATGTCTCTTAAAGAATGGTTTGGTAAAGGTAAAAAAGGCGATTGGGTTGATATTGGTGCGCCTAAGAAGAAAGGTAAATACCAAGCCTGTGGACGAAAATCTGCAAAAGGAGATAGTAAAAGAGCTTACCCTAAATGTGTACCAAGAGCTAAAGCAAAATCTATGACCACAGCGCAAAAAAAGTCAGCAGTTCAACGTAAAAGAGCTGCAGGTAATCCAGGAGGTAAACCTACTAATGTTAAAACAATCGTCAAATCCAAGAATACCAAGAAAAAAAGGGCAACCCGCAAGGTCTAAGAAACATTCTGATTTGTATACGGATGAGAACCCTAAAGGTACTATAAAGGGTTTGAAGTTTGCAACAAAAGAAGACGCAACAAAAAGTGTTAGTAGGATTAAAGGTAGTGGCAGATCGAAGGCTCATAAAATACAAGCAGCCATAGCTATGGAACAAAGAGCTAAGGTTATGGGAAAAAGAGATGCTGCTGGGGTTTATAGAAGATATATTAACAGTGTGAAAGCAAAAACATAGATGGCTACTACAGATACAACCGCTTTTAATTTAAATTTAAACGATATAGCTGAAGAAGCGTTTAGTCGTTGCGGCACAGAAATGCGAACAGGATATGATTTGCGTTCTGCAAGACGCTCTTTAAATTTATTAACTATTGATTGGGCTAACAGAGGTATAAATTTATGGACTATTGAAGAGGGATCTATTCCTTTAACTCAAGGTACTATTGCTTATGATTTACCTGTAGATACAATTGACCTTTTAGAGCATCAGGTGCGTACAGGTTCAGGGTCTAATCAACAAGATTTAACAATTAGTAGAATTAGTGTGTCTACTTACGCAACCATACCAAATAAAAATAATACTGGTAGACCTGTTCAAGTGTTTATAGACAGACAGTCAGGAGCTACTAACTCTTCTGGGGTAGTGCAAAACCCACAAATTAAAGTTTGGCCTGCACCAGATCGAAGTGATACATATACATTTGTATATTTTAGGATGCGAAGAATACAAGATGCTGGAGATGGTGTTAACACCCCGGACATACCTTTTCGTATGCTGCCATGTTTAGTTGCAGGTTTAGCTTATTATCTTTCTTTAAAAGTGCCAGAAGGTGCTAATCGTATATCAATGTTAAAACAAGAATACGAAGAACAATGGTTAATTGCTTCTAGTGAAGATAGAGAGAAAGCGCCATTACGTTTAGCACCTAGAGAGTTTTTGTACTAATATGACTGCCGCATTTGCCCGTGGAAAAAAAGCTATTGCAGAATGTGATAGATGTGGGTTTAGGTATAAATTGAAGGAATTAAAAGAACTTACAATTAAAACAAAAAGTGTTAATATATTCGTGTGTCCTACATGCTTTGAGAAGGACCAGCCTCAGTTACAAATTGGAATGTATCCAATAAACGACCCGCAGGCTTTACGAAACCCACGACCAGATTTAACACGTTTTCCCGCATCAAAGTCTAGGAACTTTCAATATGGATTTAATCCAGTGGGTTTTGCAGACCGATTAGAGTTGGGGTTACCGAATAGTTTAGTTGCTAGTACAGGTATAGGTGATGTGACAATAGAAATAACTTAGGAGGCTTTATGAAAGAAGTTACAAAATTTAAACAACCAACAGAAGTGCCAGTGCCTAAAACAGGAGGTTATCCTGATAAAGTAGCTAACACTCAAACAGTAAAGACTAGAGGCTCAGGAGCTGCTATTAAGGGTAATAAGTCTTCAACTAGGCTTGCGTAATGAATTACGCAGAACTTCTTGAAACTATAAAGGGGTATTGTGAAAACGATTTTCCTGATACTTCTTTTACAAATGAGGCTGGTGTAATTGTTTCTTTAACCAGCACTGAACAGGTTAATAGATTTATAAAACAAGCAGAACAAAAGATATATAATTCTGTACAAATATTAGCATTAAAGAAGAACGTAACTGGGTCACTTTCATCAAACAATCAATATCTTGCGGTTCCGGCTGATTGGTTAGCTGATTTCTCTTTAGCTGTAATTGACCCCACTACAGGGGCGTATAACTATCTTTTAAGTAAAGATGTTAACTATATAAGAGAAGCGTTTCCAAACCCTACTAGCACAGGTACACCTACTCATTATGCTTTATTTAGCGATGTGTCATTTATAGTAGGTCCAACACCCGACCAAAATTATGAAGCTGAATTACATTATTTTTATTATCCGGAAAGTATTATAACTGCAGGTACATCATGGCTTGGGGATAATTATGATTCTGCTCTTTTGTATGGGTCTTTAATAGAAGCGCACATATTTATGAAAGGAGAAGCAGATACTTTTCAAAGCTATAGTCAAAGGTATAATGAGTCTATATTGGGTCTCAAACAGTTAAGTGAAGGTAAGAATCGTCAAGATGCTTATAGAACAGAACAAGCGAGGTATCAAGTTAAATGATAGGAAATAGCACATCAGCGTTATTAGGTGGAAATGTAAAAGTTTATACAACGTCTAACAGAGGTTTTACTCCAGAGGAAATATCTGAAAGAGCTGTAGATAAAATCATATCTGTTGGTAGTCAAACACATCCTGTTATTAGAGAACAAGCAGAAGCATTTAAAGAGAATATTAGAAAAGTTATAGTTCACTACATGAAAGAAGCTATAAGCAGTAATAACACGACATTGGCACACAAGTTTAGGCAAGCGGGACATCCTGAACTTATAAAAATTTTAGACGAATAGGGAGTTAGGTATGGCAATCACACAAGCAATGTGTACTTCATTTAAACAAGAATTAATGTTAAGTATGCACAATTTTCATCCAACAGGCGCAAGCGCAGCTAGTACGTTTAAACTCGCTTTGTATTCTTCGGGAGCAACATTAAATGCTTCTACAACTGGGTTTGTTACAGCAGGTGAATGTAGAGGAACAAACTATGCAACAGCAGGTTCTGCATTGACAGTAGTTGGAGTAACGTCAGGCTCTACATCAGGTTTTGTAGATTTTGCAGATTTAACTTTTTTAAATGTTACTTTAGCAGCAGATGGAGCGTTGATTTACAATAGCACTCCGTTTACCTCTAATAATGCTGGAACCACTTTAACTAATGCAGCAGTAGCAGTGTTAGACTTTGGTGGGTCAAAATCAGCGTCAGCGGGTGATTTTACAATAGTATTTCCTGCGGCAACAAGTGCAGCGGCAATTATTAGAATAGCGTAAAATGCCTACAAGCGCTATCTACGAAGGGTGGAGTACTGGGCCGTGGGCAAGAAATGGTTGGGGTTCGCCTCAATTAGATATAGGCGTAGATGGTGTTGGAGCAACTGCGGGTCTTGGTTCTGTTGTAGTAGTAATAGGTAAAGCTGTATCAGTTACTGGAGTAGGGGCAGTAGGGGGTATAGGAACTCTTACTTTTACAACCACAATTAACCAAAATGTAACGGGAGTTAGCGGCACAGTAAATTTAGGTAGTATAGAGTTACCCTTAGAAGTTTCAGGAGTTTCGGCTACTGGGCAGGTAGGAAAAGTACTAGTGTGGGGGCAAATAGATACGGACCAAACCCCTAATTGGAATATAATAATAGAAGCAGCATAGGAGAACATTATGGCTTCGTCAGCGTCACCAGATTTAAAAATTCAACTCATGGCAACAGGGGAAAACTCTGGTGCATGGGGAACTATAACTAACAATAATCTTTCTGCTATTGAAGAAGCTATCGCAAGAACAACTGATGTTACTTTTGCTGATGATGCTCCAACTGCATCTGTAACATTAACTGATTCAAATGCTTTGCAGGCTGGAAGAAATTACCGTCTGAATCTAATTGGGACAGGAACAGCAGGTCATGTTTTATTACTACCAACCGTTGAAAAAAGCTATCTTATAAACAATACTTTAAGTGTAGATGTTTCGGTACGAAACGGTACAGCAGCAGGGACAAATTTATTTAACACACAAACAGTACCTGCTGGAGGCGCAGCAATAGTATATACCGATGGCTCGGCAGTAACTTCTGCTGTTAGTAGTGCGAGTGCTATGGAAGTATCAAATGTTTTATCAGTTGGTGGAGCTGCTTCTGTAGGTGGTACATTAGGTATTAAAGGAAATGTTTCTTCTGAAGGTACCTTAAGTGTCATCGGTGCTGTTTCAGTTGGAG